ATCTATTTTGAAACTCTAAATGCTGTTCAGTGGCAAGTTCAAAATGCTGGACATTTAGTACCTGGCTCAAATAATACAAAAGATATTGGTAATTCTAGCTTAGGTATACGCGACATTTACTTGCGCGATCTTTTAGTTAGAGGTGCAATCACTGGCACTGCAACTAACACACTTAATATCACAACTGGTACTGTTGATGGCACAGACAACATGAGATTAGAAATATCTGGTGGTGGTGATATTGGTTCTTCTCGTGGAGCTTATATTTCTCTTTTTGGTAATGAAGAAGCTAATACGGGAAGAATAGATCTTGTTGCCGGTAACGTTTCTGGTGGACATATTACTATATCAACTGCCGGAGCAGAGAGATGGAGAATAATAAACTCATCAAATTCTAACTTACAGTTCAGCACAACAAACGGTTATATTTTCGCTACTACTTCTGATGGCTCGGACAGTGCTAGACTTATTCTATCGGGTGGCGGCAACGTTTTAGATACTGCTAGAGGCGGTTACATTACTATCAATGGTAATGAACATGCTGGACTTGGTGGTATTCAAATACAATCTGGAATTGGTACGGCTGGTGTTGGTATTAACATTCAAGTTAATAGCACTACCGGAGAACTAAATCTTGGCACTAATGCTACAACAAGATTAGCTATAGATGCTAATGGTAGAACACAACATAGAGCATTTACTGGCTACACACCTTCAGGTAAATTTGAAATTCCCGTAGTAGCAAATACAACTAATGCGACTACAGCTAATCTTTATACTTTAACATTAGCAGATAATACTACCTACATATTCACTGTAACTCTTGGCGGAAGATTTAATAGCACTACAGCCAAAGGTATTGGTGGAAAACTTAAGTTCACTGTCTATAGAAACAATGCTGGAGCTGCTGTTATTGCTTCAGACTTGGGAGGAAGAATTAAAGAAATAGAAACCTATGGTTCTCCGGGATATGATTTTGATGTAGATGTTTCAAGTAATGATATAAGAATCAGAATTACTGGAGCGGCGGCAGAAACAGTTTCTTGGATTGGTAATATAGAATACTTAGCGGTTTCAACGGCAACATAATATGGCAAAGATAGTATCAAGTACAACATACATTGCTCCGACAGGTCAAAACGACTTTGCTACAAAAAAATATGTAGACGATAATGCTGGCGATGCGTCCGGTGGTATTACTTATACGCCTACTACTTATACCATTAAAGCTAATACTACCGATGGTTCTGATAATAAAAGAATTCTTATTGAGGGCGGCGGAGATTTTGCTACTGGTAGAGGTGCATATATTGGTATCTATGGTAATGAATTTGCTGGTGGAGAGGGTACATTAGAAATATATGGCGGAGATGCTACTACTGGTGGTTCTGGTAATGTTAATATAGGAAGCAGAAGTACAACAGGAGAATTAAGACTATCTACTAATAATTCTATAAGATGGCTTGTAGATTCTGGAGGACATTATGTTCCTAATGGAAATATTACTTCAGATATTGGAAATGGTTCTAATTATATTAGAAATCTATATATAGATTCTACCATCGGAACTAGAGTCACACTTAATCGTGGTAGTGCGTCGGCTGCATCTGCTTCAGGATTTAATGTTCAAGTTGATGGAACTACTTATGGATATTTTAGATTAAGTGATACCGATACTACATTAGATATATCAGCCAATCAAGATATGTATTTCTTTACTGGAGGTTCTGCTAGATGGTCTATAGCAGCCGCAGGTGGACTTAGAGCGGAAGCAAATAACGCATATGATATTGGCAGTTCCGGGGCCCGAGTAGCAACCATCTATGCCGTTAATGCTCTTAACACTTCAGATCAGAGATTAAAACAAGGTATCATAAGTATATCTAGTTCTGATGCTTTAGATAAAGTATGTGGTTTAGATCCTATAAGATATACATTCAAACCAGAATATGACGATGGTTCAGCAAGAGTCCGAACAGGTTTCTTAGCACAAGAGGTAATAGATGAAATTCCTGAAGCAGTAGTAGCTGGAGACTCTAATAATAATTTAGAATTTGGTGATGAGGGCTTTGAAGCTTGGTCAATGCAAACTGATCATATCATTCCATATCTAGTTGGAGCTATTAAGAAACTTAAAGAAGAACTTGAAGCCGCTAAAGCAAGAATAACAGTATTGGAGAATTAATATGCCACTAGCACCTAATACATGGCCACTACCGTATACCGCATCATATAGAATGGTTTTTGATAGTGAGAACAGACCATCTTATTATGACATAACTATTACAGATAATTCCACAAATGAATCGGTGTCTGCCCAGACTAGTAATGCAGACCCTTTGGAATTAAACAAAACAATAAAAGACTTAGCAGATTTACTATATCCATAGTGGCTACAAGTTTTAATAAATAATGTAAGATCATTACTTAGGAGACTAATCATGGCAAGACAGAGCGTAGCTATTACACCGAATAACGGTGCAGATCTAGCAAGACCCATTACTTCACTGTATGTTGGGGGCGCTGGTGACATCACACTTGAACTAGTCAAAGATGTGCCAGGTGGTACTCAACTTAAATCAGTTCCTGCTGGTACATACCTAGAGAATCTAGTCATTAGAAAAATATACGCCACTGGAACAACTGCCACATTTCTAGTGGGGTTCTTTTAATGTCAATAAAATCTTATTTCAATATTGTTTCTGATGTATTTGAGTTAGTAGATCTCAAAATCTTCTTAACTAAAGTATTACTATTAATCACTGCTTTTCTTGCTCCTATATCAAGCATCATCTTTGGAGTAGTTTTTCTTGTTGCTTGCGATCTTATCACTGGTGTCATAGCTGCTTTCAAAAAGAAAGAAAAGATTACAAGCTCAAAGCTATCAAGAACTATATCCAAACTTCTTGTGTATTTTGTTACTATAGTTGTCTGTAGAATAATTAATGAGTATTTGTTATTTGGGGCTGATGTTGTTCCTCTAACCTCAATGGTTACTAGCTATATTGCATTAACAGAATTAAAATCTATTCTTGAGAATCTTGATAAGATGACTAAAGGAAAGATGAGTGCATTGGGTGCTATTATGAGAGCATTATCAAATGAAAGATTTAGATCCAACGGCAACGGCGCATCAACACCAAAAAGAATTAAAGATAAACCAAAGAGAAAATAACCATGCCACTTCCAGCTACCAGAGTTGATTTAATAGAGTGGTGCCTGAGAAAGTTGGGTGCTCCTGTTATTGAATTAAATTTGGATGAAGATCAAATTGAAGACCGCATAGATGAAGGTCTAGCGTATTTTCGTGACTATCATTTTGATGGTGTAGAGCGTTGTTATCTTAAACATCAAATCACCGCATCAAGTTTTGTAATCACTGGAGCTCCTGTTGGAGTTTTTGAAAAAAGACAAGTATTGAAGGGAAACACAAGCAATGCTACAGCGTATTTTTATGATGTTGTTGGCCTTAATGTGCGCTTTATTACTGCGGCTGGAAGCTTTACGCCAGGAGAAACAGTCACCAATCAAACTACCGCCGGCACATTCGTTATTTCTAATACTCCCAATGCAATCGTTATTGGAGATATAGATACAAAATCTATTCCAGTTGGTGATAGAGTAATCAGTGTTACCGATATATTACCTCCACAGAGTTCTTCGCTTGGTGGAAATATGGGTGGTATATTTGACTTTCAATATCAATGGGCATTGAACAATATGTTCAGCATGGCTTCTACTGATTTAATTACCTACGATATTTACAAAACATATATTGCTACTTGGGAATTTCTATTCAGAGGTAAAAAGGGTTTACGTTTTAATAGAAAAACAGATACGCTTTATATTGATATCAATGATTACATGGTAGACCAATTTGTAATTATAGAAGCATGGGTAGCATTAGATCCAGAACAATATAAAGAAGTCTACGGAGATGAAATTGTTAGAGAGTATTGCTACAACTTAATCAAAGAACAGTGGGGAAATAACCTCAAAAAGTTTTCGGGTATTCAACTTCCAGGCGGGATAACTCTCAACGGACAAGTAATCTACGATGAAGCACAAAGAGATTTAGAAAAACTCAGAGAGCGTATTCGTAAAGAGTTTGAGTTGCCACCTGATTTTATGGTTGGATAATAGGGCATAAATACCCTATAGCAACAATTTAAGGTGGAACCGTGGGAACCAATCGTTACTTCAATCTATTTAATCCGCGATCAGAACAAAATCTGGTTGACGATCTCAATCGTGAGGCCATACAAATACATGGCATAGATTGTGTGTACCTTCCAAGATCAAACCAAAAAATAGATCTAGTATTAGGTGAAGATGTTCTCTCTAAATTTGATGACGTATATGATATAGAAGTGTACATTAAAAACGTAGATGGCTTTGAAGGTCAAGGAACTTTAATGAACAAGTTCGGGATTGATATCAAAGATCAGATCACTTTAACTATTTCACGCACAAGATTTAACGATGTAGTAGGAACAGAATTAGAAAGACCAAGAGAAGGTGATTTAATTTACTTTCCTCTAAACAATGCACTATTAGAAATTAGATATGTAGAACATGAAAGTGTATTTTATAATCTTGGCGAAAGATATGTTTACGAATTAAAATGTGAACAGTATGCTTTCTCACATGAAGAAGTTAAAACTGGAGTTGATGCAATTGATGAAATTGCTGATATAGCGGCATCAAGTATATTCTTAAAACTTGGAGTTGGTGTTGGTACTTTTCAACAAGGCGAAATTGTTTATCAAGGTTTAGATCTATTAGAAGCAGATGCAAAAGCTACTGTTATTCAAGCAATCTTTCCTGCTGGACAACTTCAAGTTAAAGATATTTTTGGTGTGTTTGATCCTACTAACGGCCCAGTTAAAGGTGTTAAAAGTGCCGCTT